CCGCTCTGCTTTCCTAGGAGCTTCTCAGCTTCTTGGTGCATCCTTACAATATCAGCGGTTGACTTTCCTTTGTACTTGTCGGGAATGTCGTCTTCTTGAAGAGTCTCCTGAAGCTCAGGTTCTTCTGTCAGACTACTTGTTATTTCTTCTTTGTTGTCAACGTCTTCTAGACGCTCGTCGTGTAATGTTGCCATTATTAAACTCCGTGAGTAATCTCATTATGGAGGTGTATTATGCAGGGCTTCGGTTAGGAGTTGGCCTTGCGTTCTTGTTGCAGCTTTTGTTCTCTGTTCTTTTCCCACTGTCTGGTCGCACCCATAAAGTCTCCAGATAGAGGGTCTAGCTTAGAACGAACAGCACTTACAATTCTTCTTGCTATCTTGTCGCAATCTAAACAAGGTATGTGGGTACAATCATCTTCAACAAATCTCTCATTGACATGACCGTCCTCACACTTAAACTCTAAGATAATACGCATTAAGCTGCTTCGTCTTGGTCTTCTTCTTCAGCCAAAGCCTGCTCTTCTGCTTCTCTAAGTTGATTCTCTAAAGTAAGGATGCTACCAAGAACTGACAATTGCCCTTTACGGAAGTGCAGGTCTTCTCCATTTTTAGTGTACTCAACAGAGTTGATGTTGTTTGCGTTGTTCTCTAGGTCAGACATTAAAGTCTTCCAACCTTGTGTAGCAAACATATCAGATGCGTTGCGGTAATATAGCTCTAAATCTTTATCAATCATTACTGTTTCTCCGTTAAGGACAGTTATTTAAGTGTGTGTTACCTAGTTATTATACCATAAAAGTATAAGAAAGTCAAGCTTTATTTGCTTTTTTACTTGACTTCTTAGCTGGTTTGTTGTATATAGCGTCCCAGTTGCTAGCAAACTTGGCTGAATCGGTCTTTCTAGTGGCACTTCCCTTGCCACCGTGTGTCTGACCCTTCATCGCTTTACTGGCTTCTTGACTGGCTTTTTCTTCTTCTTAGGTGGTCTTCCGACCTTTGTTCCGTATGTACCTGTACCGTATGGCATGTCATTTCCTCGATTTAGCGCCAGAACACTTCCAGCGTTTACGTGATAAGTTATTAGGGGTGTTAGGGTCGTTCTGTTTAGCCTTGGGTAAACCCTTCTTAATACCTAGGCTTCTAGCGCAGTAGCTATCTCCTTTAGAAGTCCCCGCCTTTACACGAGGGCCTCCGTCCTTGGCTTTGCCTGCTTGACCGTAGCTAACCTTCTTACCGCTAGCTGTTACCTTAACCTTAGCCTTACCCTTTGCTGGTTTTCTTGTCGCCACTAGGCTTCTCCTTCTTTCCAGCGGCAGAACCAATAATGGCGGCTTCTAGTCTTTCTATCCGCTTGTTAATTTCGTCAAATCTATTGTTGACCTGAGCTACTACGTTTTCTAAATCGCGTGTGCTTATCATAACGTGTTATCTCCTTGAGGCTCAAAAGCTGCTTGGGGGCTTGGTACTGGCGCGGGGGCTGCTTGAGGCGCTGGCGTTGCTTCTACATTACCTTCTTTAACAGCTACTTCACGTTCCTTGAGCAACTGCTTAGAGATTTCTAGACGCTTCTGGAACTCCTTGTCATCTGCGTCTCCTGCTTTAAGGTTTGTTGTTACAGCCTTGATACGATCAATCTCAAGCTCCTGCGGGATGGCTTGCGCTTCCACTGTAATCTTCTGCGCTCTAGCAGCAGACTCTTGTGCCTGACCATTGAGTGCAGCAGTCTGTGACGCTTGGAAGGCTGCTTGTTGCTGCTGTGCTGCCTGCTGTGCCTGCTGTGCTTCTGGGTTAGGCTGATTGGCTTGCTCAAGTACCTGAATTAACTCTTCACGGTTAGACAGGTTCATGTTGTCAATGATGGACATAACCAGCTTAGGATACATAGGAGTGTCTGGTGACATGGTTTGTAGGAGCTGCACAAGCTGTGTAACCTCATACTCACGAGCAATAATACCTAACGAGCTAGACGTATGGAACTTGTAGTCAGCTACTGGGTACATCTCTGGCTCAAACTGCATATACCTATAAGCTGCTTTCGTAACAAAAGGAATCACAAAAGACTCTTGGAAGTTAATAAGAGTACGCTTGTGGCGCTTAATGATAGCACCTAGTGACATAGATACACCAGCAGCAGTAGCATCGCCATTAACAGAACCAGCAATACCTGCTGAGTCAATAGCGCCTGTAGCTGTCTGTACCATTGTCTGCAAAGCCTGAGCTTGTGCAAAGGTAATCTGATTAACCTGACCAAAGTTAAACGGCTGTAGGATCTCAGCAGGGTTGCCGTTGGTAAGGATAGTTTTCCCCGGCTGGATGGTAGGTTTAGCGCCTCTAGGCATACGAGAAGCGTCCATTGCCATCATTGGGTGGATGGTTAGTGCAAGAGCGTCGATTCTAGCGCGTAGCTCTGTGTCTAACGCCTTCTGACTGTTGTAGCCTTTCTCACATACTCCTCTGCCCCAGAAGCGACTAGGAACGACATCCCATGGGAATGCTACGATAGGTCGATCCTGCATCATGTAGGGGTTAAGCGAAGCCTTGAGCAATGTACCGCCATTGGCGATAACAACAACTGCTTCTACGTAGAACGAATCGTCTTCATCTTCAAACTCAACAATCTCTTCGTCTTCTGCTTCGTCATCCTTCATTGCTTTCTCAAGCAGGTGACGTGGCACTAGACCATAATACTTAGTAAGACGTACCTTGTCTTCGTCATAGCGAGTAAGGTCTTGATCAGGCTCAATGTCAAAGTCTGGAGTAGCTGAAACAATGTCTACATCACGGTATACACCGCTTTCTTGTAACATCTCTACTGAGTGAGACGAAACAAACTCATCTACAGCACAACCTAGAGCTGAGTCAATGTCAGTAGCGACTGGGTCAATAAGGAAGTTCTGAGGCATTACAGGGCGTAGTTTAACGCATGTTCGGTCGATAATGTTAACACCAACCGCTGTTAGCTCACCGCCCAGTACAGGCTGTGTGGCTGGAGCCATTTCTTTTTCTTCTTCTATAACAATCTCAGCAATGCCTGTACCGAATACAGCAGCATTAATTAGACACTCAGCTACACCTTTGCGTACCTTGTTCTTCTTAAAGTCTTCTTCAAGGTGGTTACGCAGCATAACAATGTCTTCTGGACTTTGATCCATGTAGTCGTCTTTAATATCAAACCACTTACCACGACCAAAGGTAGCTTCTTCTAGCTCTGCTACTGACGACTCAACAGCCTGCTGTAGCGCAGGAGAGATAATCTTAGAGCGTTCTGAGGTACGTGCTTGATCCTGTGCAGACCATTGTCCACGCCACAGGCGATAGTACTCGTCAAAGCGTTGTGAGTAATTAGCCTCGAAGTGATCTCTCCAGCCATCACACTTCTGTATAACCCAATCTTCTAGGTGTTGTTCGGTAGCGAAACCTTCATTATCTTCTAGCATAGTTAATAGCCTGCGTATTTGTCTAGGAATTCGTAGTCGTCTTCTTCATAGTCAAAAGCGTAAGCAACCTTAGCTAACTGGTCTATGTACGCTAGTGAGTCTATCAAGTCATCGTGGACTAATGGATTAGGAAACTGGAACAACTCATCGAGGAACTGAGGATTCCACTTGCCCTTGTTTAATGTGATGTTGCCATGTTCAAAGCGTCCTTGCAACGCCCACACAATTCTATCTACTTTCTTCTTGTTACCGTGAGTAAGCTCTTCTACTCTAAAGAAGCGTTGATTCTTCTTCATCTGATCGTTTAGGTACGGGAACACAGCGTTCTTTAGCGCACCCTTCTCAATACCAACAGCAACAGGCTTATACTTGTCTACCGCTCCGAAGATCTTTCGTGCGGTCTCTTCAACGCCCCATCGCCCATGTATGATGTCAGCAACCCACCAGCCTTCAACACCCGCTTTAACAACAGATATAGCTGTTTGGTCAAGGCGCTTAGTCTTGGTAGTGACTTTCTGTACGTCTGCGAAACCAGCCAAATCGACAGCAATGTAGAAATCACCATCTTCTGGCTCCTCTTCGCTGAACTTAACATCTTCTTCTTTAAACAGTTCACTACCGTGAGCCTCAAAGGATGCCATGAACTCCTGACGGAAACTAAAGGCTGACATAGACTTCTCAGCAGCTCTAATCTCTTCAGGGTCTAGCAGTGGGTTGTCGAAGCTAGTGAAGTGATAACCAACAAACGTATCATCTTTTGACACATTAGCGTACTGGTATAGGTCGTAGAAGTGGTTACGTCCCATTGGCGTACCAATGAACATCGCATCACCCTTCTGATCCGCAAGAGCTGGACGTAGGATTTGCTCCCACACCTCTGGCTTCATATCGGCGTATTCGTCCATAACCAAGAACTTGAGGCTAACACCTCGCATAGTCTCTGGTCTATCTGCACCCTTTAGGGTTAACAAAGCACCGTTGATAAACTTAATCTGTAGGTTGTTGACATGACTAGAGGCTATAACACTATGTCCTAGCTCAAGCAGCATCTGCCACATAATGTCCCTAGCCTGACCCTGTGTAGGGGCAACGTAGAACACCTGACCTTTCTTAGCATTCAGACAAGCAAGTATCAAAGCCCAGCCAGCTAGACGACTCTTGCCTGTACGTCTACCAGCAGCTACAACTTTAAAGCGTGTAGGGTCGCTGTATACTGTTTGCTGCCAAGGAAGTAACTCAACCTTTAAATCAGCCAAGCTAGTAGCACCACATTACAGGAGACTCGTTACCGTCAAGACTGCGGATGTCAACATGCACAAAACCGTTAGCAACTCCAATTCCCGTAAAGCCCATCTTAATGGCCTCTTCAACAACTGTGTACCTTTGTGTCCCGTTACTAACTTTAATGTCCGCTGCAATTCCTTGGGCATGGGTTCCTGCTTTCTCCTTCTTTTTCTTTCTTTCGATGGGGTGGTCTTCTGATCTATAACCACTTGTGATAACGAAAGGGAATGCACACCTAGCACGTAACAAATCTAACTTCAGGAGCAATACATCACTGATCTCGTTCTCGCCAGTGTACTGACAAGCGAACTCTTCTCTAGTGAAGTAATCTAAATCGTTGTTAATGTTATACATCAGTATAATCCCCTTCAATGGGTTCTTCGCCGCCAGAGATAACAGTAGTTTCCCCACCAACTCCCGTAATAGAGATATTGATAGCACTCTTACCTCCAGTAGCTTTATCCTTCTCAAAATAACTGACAGGCAATAGCCTATCCATGCACAACTTCCATGCTGCTGCTTGATTCTTATGGTCATCGTCCAAGGCTGCTGACAATATCGAGTCTAATACCTTCCTACTCTTAGGAGAGGCCAGCATCCTAGCCTTGTACTCGTTGATTGTAGCTGCATCACCCTTTGGTCTGCCTAGGGCCTTACGCTTACCGTTGGTTTTTGACACTATATCTGTCTTTTTTGGTCGCCCAACCCGCTTTGCGGGCTGACTACTCTTTGATTCTTTAA